CGGATAAGTTTTTCCGTGGGCGGCGACATGGAGGAGTATGCAACCGGGTACGTGCTGACTGCTGGCGGTGATTTTGGTTCCGACAACGGTATTTATTATGCGCGACCTCTTCAGAAAAACTATCCCGGCGTTGGCTGGGCAACTGTGGCGTATGTCTGATGCTGACACTGAAAAATATTACCCGTTATATCCCGGAGTTTCCGGCGGACTTTCCTGATGTTGTCTGGTTACAGACAGAAGACGGACTTGACTGGTATTACCACCGCGCACGGTTTGCCGATGACACCGTAAAAATCTGTTACGACAAAACCGGACTTATCCGCAGTTTTTCGACGGATGTACAACACCTGTCACCTGAAGGTTTTTCAGTAACGGAGGTTTCCCCTGCCAGTATTCCGGAAGGGATGAAGGATCCTGCCGGATGGTGCTGGGACGGGAAGAAAATTAAACCTGTCACTACAGTGGTGACCACACGAACACGGGCGGAACTGCTGGCCGATCTTGCCAGGTTACAGGCGGAGATAGAGAGCCTGAAAGACTGACCTGACCACTGACAACCTGACCGCCTTTATGGCGGTTTTTTTTACTGGAGAATTTATGCCTGATTTGCATGGTGTTGAGTCTATCGAACTCACTAACGGGACGATCGCCGTTCAGACAGTTGAAACGGCGGTCATCGGACTGGTCGGAACCGCACCGGACGCCGCCACAGCTACACATGCCACCGCACTCGCCGGGAGTGTTCTGCTTAATACCCAACTGTTATTTACCGCTGTTGAAACTGGTCGTGCCGGTAACGGCATTGTTATTGATGCGGTCATTGCTGAGGCTGAAACAGAGGTGACCACTGCCACGATGCTGGACAGGGTGATTACGGTGACGCTGGCAACGGATGATACCGGGGCTGCAACATCCACTGTGCAGGAGCTGGTGGACGCGATTGGAGCGATCACCGGTTCTCCGGTTACAGTCTCCATGGAAAATGCCGCACCTGATGCTGTTGTCAGCCCGTTCAGTGAAACGCTGGCGGGTGGTGAAGATGAGCCGTATCCGCTGAATACGCCTGTACTGGTTGCCGGTGCGCTGGTGCGTGCTGATCAGCTTGGTACTGCCGGGACGCTCTATCCGGCGCTGATGGATATTTTCGACCAGACGGGCGCGCTTGTAGTGGTGGTCAGGGCGGAAGAGGGGGCTAATGTCGCCGCGACGCGCGCATCCATCATCAGCGCTATCGACAAATTGCCGCTGGCGCGAAGCAAAATTAACTATCAGCCGCGCATCGTGATCGCCACCGGATTCAGTGAGGATGATGGTGTCGGGAAAAAACTGGAAGTGGTGGCGCAGAAACTGCGGGCGATCGCCTATCTGGATTCGCCATCGATGGCAACACCGCAGGAAGTGTCTGCACGCCGCAACCTGTATGGCGGTCGTGTTGAACTGCTGCGCCCGCGCGTGGCCGTCACTGCTGACAACGGCCAGACTATTTACCGTCCATATTCGGCGCGTGCTGCCGGGCTGCGTGCCCGTATCGACTACGCAAATGGCTGGTGGTGGTCGAAGTCGAATCAGGAGATTTTTGGCATTACCGGCACTGAACAGATCGACGATTTCATCATTGGCGACTACACCTGCACCGCCAACCTCCTGAACATGGATAACATTTCCACCATTATCCGTTATGACGGTTTCCGTCACTGGGGGAACCGCCTGTGCCTGACGCATCCACAGTGGCGTTTTGAGGCAGTACGGCGCACGGCTGATGTCATCGAGGACAGTATCCAGCGCGCCATGATGGTTTACGTTGACCGTCCCATCGATAAGGACGTGGCTGATGATGTGATCGGCAGTATCAATGCCTATATCCGTCAACTGAAAAATCTCGGCGCTATTTATGGCGGTACTGCCTGGCTCGATCCTGAGCTGAACACGGCTGAAACGATGGCAGCGGGCTGGCTGTATATCAACTATGACTTCGGGCCGAAGTCGCCGATGGAGCGCCTCACGCTGCGCGTGCGGGTTAATAAACAATACGGGTTAGAGGAGCTGGGACTTAATGGCAACTAATGGCAAACGCAACAACCTCCGCGCATGGACACTCTTCCTTCCCGGCGCGGTTCGTCTGGAAGGGGCGCACGAGTACACGCCGCCAGCGCTGACGCTGGTCAAAACTTCCATCAGAACGGGCGGGATGGACGCGGCGATTGGTCTTGATGACGGTATGGAAGAACTGACATGCAGCTTCAAGATTTATGGCTATGAACCGGCGGTGCTGGCGCTGTTCGGCCTGTCTGAAGGTACCACCTCACCCCGCATCACCGCGCGCCAGGCAATTAATGCCGGCGGGTGGACCGGACTTGTTGAGGAACTGGAAGGCATGGTGAGCAGCATCACTCCGGATGCGCGCCCGTCAGGTGCAACGGCAGAAGCCTCCCTGACGGTAGAAATGACGCTGACCTACTACCGTTCCACCTGGGGCGGTACTGAGCAGGCGCTGATCATCCCGGCGCAGTTTGTCCGCCGGATTCAGGGCGTGGATAAACTGGCGGGGATCCGCAACATCATTCGCGTCTGATAACCACCGTGCGCCGCCGGGAGTGACTGGCGGCGCAGTCATCTCATATTTAACCGGAAAATACCATCATGGATAAAACCGATAACTTCCCGTCTGAAGCTGTCACTGTCAGGCTGTCCGTTCCCTATACAGCGTTATCCGGCACCAGAATTGAAGAAGTGGTGATGCGTGCCCCGACCGTGCGCGACAGGCTGATGCGCAACCGTAACCCGAACCCTGACTATCAGGCGGATATCGAGCTGATTGCGTCACTGTGTGGCCTGACGCTGGATGATCTGATGAATATGGAAGCATGCGATTATCTGCGCCTGGAGAAACAGTTTAATGCTTTTTTGCTGCCGCCGGAGAGGCGGAAGACGAAAGTATAAAACTGGCGCTGCGCCGTGCGGGTGCCTGGTTTGGCTGGCAACCGTCTGAGGTGATGGCGCTGCCACTGAAAGACTTCATGGACATCATGTTTGATGAGAATGAAGAGCGTATCCGCGCGAGAAGGGGTAAATAATGGCAACGGTTGGCGAAGGGCTTAAAGCCAGCATCCGGATTGGTGGCACGATTGATTCAAGCTGGCGCAAGGGCGTCAGCCAGATCAAGGATGGCCTGCTGGGGATAACAAAAGAGACGAAATCGCTTCAATCCCGGCAGGAAAAGCTTGCCAGGCAGATGAAGAAAGCGGTTCTTGAGGGAAAAGATGTTACAAAACTGCGGGCGCAGTATGAATCTCTCGGAAAAAAAAATCGCGGATGCGACAAAAGAGCAGACCCGCCTTAACAGCCAGTTGAAGAGAGCAGAGGCGCTCAGCAAGTGGGCTTCCCGTGGAGCCGGTGCCGCAAAATTTGCAGGTGGTACGCTGCTGGCTGGTGGTGGATTACTGGTTGCCGGAGCTACCAGCGTTTTCCGGATGAATGCCGAAACGGCAGAGCAGGACGCAAAGGCCAGGGCATACGGCGTTGACCAGCCAACATTCCAGGCGTGGGAAGGCATTGCCAAACGACTTGGCCTGAACGGCGAGAACGTGGGCGATCTGCCGGAAGAAATGGCGCATAAGATCGGGGAGTACAAAGAGACCGGAAAAATGGGCGCGGTTGAGGATGCCTTTACCGCACTCGGCTTCACAATGCGGGACATGGATGGCCTTTCGAATCAGGAACAGTTCGAAAAAATCATGGACAAAGCCGCTAAAATGAAGGATTTCCAGAAGGCATCTTTTGTTGTTGATGACCTGATGGGCGGCGAAGCCAGTAAGTTCCTGCAACTGATGCGCCAGACCGGGAAAACCTGGAAAGAACTGGAAAACGAGCAGAAAAAATACATCATGACCACGGAAGAAGGCGCAGCGGGAGCTACGGCCAGTTCGTGGGCTATGGACAAACTCATGACGGTTTTCAGTTCAGGCCTCGCCGAGGTTTCCGGTTTGCTGGGCAAGGAAATGGCTCCCTCCATCACCAACATTGCCGATAAGCTTGCTGGCTGGTTCAAAAATGGAGGAATAGAGAAGATCAAGAGCTTCATCACTGATGATCTGGTTCCTGGTCTTTTTATTGCTGCCCGTGCGGCACTCTCGTTCGGGCGTGGCGTGGTGGCGGTCGCAAAAAAACTCGACTGGTTGCTGCCGGATGAGAAGGACGACAAACGCGAAATCATGCGCAATATTGCACATGGCGATATTGATGAAGCGCGTGAGCTTGCAAAAGAAAAAGGCCTCGAAGACTGGATCACTCCGGTGCTGAATGATCCTGAAAAAATCCGGCAAATTCAGAAGGCAAACACCGACGCCCAGTTTGTTTGGTCAAAGGAACGTTTCACCAGTCCAGGGGATTACTGGGATAACGTCGATGACAGAGCGATGAAAATGGTAGGCCTTAGCTCTGATACTGATTCAGATTCATCGCTCAACTCGCTGGAATCAGCTATTCAGGAACAGTTTAAAAAAACGCAACAGCCTGAACCTGAAACACCTGCACTGCCGGAAAATCGATCATTATCGTTGCTTGCCGCCACAGCACCACTTCCGCAGTTTAATTTACGGAGCGAACCGAAAATATCAGCAACATATAACATTTACCAGCAACCCGGTGAAGATGGTGAAGCCCTTGCCAGACGTGTTAACGATGAGCAGGGCACCATTTATACCAAATATGCGGATCAGGTGTGGTAATGAGTCAGATCATTGATGATATCACGGCAGTGTTCAGCACCCCGCAGGGTGAGTTTGAGCCATCAACCGGGCAGCAGGACGACGCCGCCAGAGTATTAATGTCATGGGGCGATTTTGAATTCTCTGTTGACAATCTGGCGTATTCCACACTGTCCCGTTCGGCGGAATGGCGCTGGTCTGCGCAGGAGCTTATCGGTAAGCGCGACCAGCTCCAGTTTACGGGTAAATCCACGAAAACCGTGAATATCGAAGGTGAAGCCTATTCCGGTTTTGGTGCCGGACCAGAGGCGACGGAAGCGCTGTTTCAGCAGGCAGACCTTGAGAGACCATTGTTACTGGTGTCTGGTCTCGGGGATATATTCGGTTACTGGGTGGTAACCTCCTTCACCGACACTGCCACATCATTGCTTCCTGGTGGTGGCGCGCGGCGACGGTCGTTCAGGATTGAGATGAAATACTATGGCGAAGAATTACAGGACGAGTAACGGTGACATGCTGGATCTGATATGCGTGAAGCACTATGGCAGTAACGGTCTGAATGAGGTTATTTCCGCTGTGCTGGAAGCCAACCCTGGTCTTGCCGATGCCGGGCCGGTTTACGACTCCGGCCGTGTAATATTTCTTCCTGATATCGTGCTTACTCCGGCTCCTGATGATGAGGTGACGCTGTGGGACTGACACACTGGGAAGCGGATTTTACGCTGCTGTCTGACGGAAAGGATGTGACTGAAGCCATACGGCGTGGCGTTAATGAGATCCGGTTTACTGACAATGGCGCGGCGACAAAACAAACGGACTCCCTTGATATCACGCTCTACAGTGAAGTACTGGCGCTGCCGCCAAAAGGGGTTACGTTGTCGTTGTCACTTGGCTTTAACGGCAACATGGTCAACAAGGGGCAGTTCACTGTCTGCCAGGTGAAAAGCAGTGGCCCGCCGCGTAAAATCCAGATCACTGCCACGGCGGCACCGATGAATAACGCCCGGCACGGATATGATGCCACCTCCACGCGCAACAGGACTTTCGAGGATAAAACTCTCGGTGATATTCTTGAGCGGGTGGCAGCGGATAATGGCCTGACCGGGCGTATATCGGCTTCTCTGGTCAACATTAAAGTGCCCTCTGTCATCCAGCTCGCCGAGTCTGATTTGTCGATGATGTCACGCCTTGCATCCCAGTATGGTGCTGTCAGTAAGCCGTCTAACGGCTTCTGGCTGTTTCTGGAGTATGGTGCTGCGCAGGCCTCCGATGGTGGATTTTTGCCCGATATCACTATTACGCCGGATATGGTCTCCGACTGGAGCTACCAGGAGGGGGATCGCGGAAGTGACTCTGCCAATTCATCAGGTAAGGGGAAAGGCAAAGACGACGATAAAAAATGGAAAGTCAGCAAACCCACCTCCGACGATACCAGTGGCAGCATCCGCACGAAATATTACAACGAATCCACCGGGGAGATTGAAACCTATACCGTACAGCATGACGGCCCTGATATCGACAATCCACACACGTCCGCCGATAAAGAGAGCGCAAAGGGCAGCGCCGATACCAAGGCGAAAAAGGTTAAAAAGGCCGGAAAAAAAATGACGATCACTGCGCCATGCACTCAGGAAATGTTGAAGTTGACAGCAGAGAGTCGGATCACCACTCAGGGGTTTGGTAAAAGCGAGGATCGACGCTGGCAGGTGGAAAGCATAGACTGGACACTGAACAGCCGTGGACTCGTTGCCAGTTTCAGCCTGGCGACCGATATTCAGGCTGCTGGTGGCGGAAAGGGTAAATCAGGAAAAGGCAAGAAACCAACATTTACTCTCGAAAAAGGATCAGAAACCACTCACTAA